GTTGCTGTCCTTGGCCCGGTTCGGGAGCTTCTTCTTGGCGAACTCCTCGACCTCGGCGTCCGAGAGCCAGATGCCGGAACCGGAGAAGTCCTCGTCGTCGAGGTTGACCTGGGCGGCCTTCTCGTCCTTCTTCTTCTTGCGCAGAGCGGCCATCTCTGCCGACTCCTGGTCGTCGTCGCCGTGGCAGGCGGCCATCACCGCGTCGTTTTCGATCTTGGCGACCGCCTCGTCCCACGCGCTGGCGGTGGTGCCGTCCACGTTCGGGTCATGCGAGTCGATCGGGGTGAGCTTCGCGTGTCCGGACAGCTCAGCGAACGCGGGGATGTGCACGAGGGTCGCGGAGGCCATCCGGCCGGACCGGATCATCCGCAACCGAGGGCCGTCATACGGTTCCTCGGCCATGACCGGGGTTGCGTTACAGCCGCAGTCGGAGCCGGACAGCTTCGCGTGGGCCATCTTCGCGGCCTTCAGCTTTCCTGCCTGATCTTTCTTCCAGGCGGCGTAAGCCTTCGGCTCGGGGATGACCTCGACTTCCTGCTGGTCCAGGTCGACAGACGGGCCGATCACCTTGTTGTTGACGAACATGCGGGCGGCCGTGGCGGCGTTGCGCACGTCTTCAGGCCAAGAGTCATCGTCGTAGAACTCGCCCTCGGCGGGGAGGGTTCCGTCCTTCTCCTTGCTGATCTTGGAGATGTGGCCGACGATCACGGCGTTCTGGTGCCCGCCGGAATCTTCGGCCACGTAGCGGAAGGGAAGCGGTAGGTCCCGATGTCCCAGCGCGCCCTCGTCGAACTGGCGTCCGTCGCCGGTCGGCTTCCCGATGACGGCGAGCGGCATCTTCCACTTCGTGCCCACGCGCTACCCCTCTCGTTTGCTGCTCAGGATACGACGTCAGGGGCGCGGATCGTCCATGCGCTGGATGGGCACGCCAGTCAGACTGGGCGGCCTGACCACGTTCTGCGGGCGCGGGACGGATCCAGCCTGACCGGTGTCGTTACGGATTCCGGCACGCACGGCGGAATCCTTCGCGGCGATCAGCCCGTTGATGGCGGTGGTCAGCTCAGGTGAGTCCGTGCGGCAAGCGCCGATGATGCTTACGGCGGCGGTGTAGAACGGCGACGAGTAGACCTGGAGTGCTGGCGGCAGGTGGCCGTAGGTGAGCCATTGGAGGCCGTCGCGGACGCCGGGGTGGCGACCTTCGGTGACGGCGGCGGCGTGCTCGGTGGTGCCGTAGACGAGGTCCATTTCTCCTCCTGGTTTTTGATCTTGTTCAGCAGATGAGCAGGCCGTAAACGATCAGACCCAGCCCGACCGCTATCGCGCCGAGTCCACCGGAGCAGTCGGCGACCAGCCGGGCAACACGACCAGGCCGGTACATCGTGTCGAACGAGCGGTTCCGCAGCGCGGTCACACCTTCCTCCACTCGTATCTGTCGATCCCCACCTGCTTGCACGCCAGGCTGACCGTGGTGGTCTTGCCGTTCTCGGTGTGCGTCGAGAAGTAGCTGTGATCTTTCTTCGGGTCGCACGAGGTGCCCGCTTTAGGGGTGCACCCGGCGGCGGCGAAAGCGAGGGCGGCGGCGGAGACGGCGAGCATTCTGCGACGGATCATGACGGTTCCTCCTGTAGTCGCACATGCTACAGCCCCCGGCAACACGGCCGAGGGCTGTAGGGTTTGGGCAGGTCAGCAGCCGGAGGCGTTGGCCAGCCGGGCGGTCAAGGAGTCGATCTCCCGACGGTACTCCAGGTTCCCCATCCAGTGGTGCGGGAAGGCCCGGCGGCCGTACGCGGCACCGGCCAGCGCGCCCGTGATGCTGGCGATCGAGTCCGAGTCGCCGTTGGTGAACGCGGCCCGGCGCAGGGTGTCGGTCGGGTTGCCGGGGAAGCAAAGCAGGGTGTGCAGCGAAACCGCGATGGCCTCCTCGGCGATCCAGCCCTCCCCGCCGATCTTGCAGGGGTCCTCGTTCTGGCGGCGAGGGGCCTCGTAGACCCTCAGCAGGGCGTCAATCATCTCGTCCCAGCCGCGCATGATGTACTCCTGCGGCGACTTCGGGGCGGGGCGGCGGGGGTGGATGACCGGCTTCGGCGCGGGCGGCAGCTTGCTGATTCGCACGCCGGGAATGGTTTCGATACCGGCCCACACGTCGTGCTCCCACAGCCCGGCCTGCGGCAGCACGGGCAGCGGGGTCTGCTCCCACAGATGCCCCAGCCAGTCGCCGTGGTAGACCTCGCGGTTGTCGACGGCATACGCGAGCAGGTGGTCCAGCAGCGTCTCGTTCGGCTTTGCGATGCCCTCCAGCAGCATCCGCACGGCGACGGCGGTCAGGTTGGCGGCGGCCAGCGCGGTCGGGTGGCCGTGGGTGATGGCGGCCTGCAACTGCGACGCCTTGGCCAGGGTCTCCCAGGACCAGTCGGTGCGCAGGGCGAGCGGGGAGACGCGCATGTTGGCCCCGTTGCCCTTGCTGTCGGGGCGAGTGGCGAGCAGCCACTGCCGGGGGTTGCGGATCAGCGCGCCGACCGCGCCGAGGCAGGTGCCGCCGGGGGCGCGCATCCCGTCGCGGGACTTGGGGTCCTTGTACCAGCCGATGAACTCCTTGATGAACCGGTCGGCCATCATCTGCCCGCTCGGGTTGGCGTCGTGGATGATGGCGGCCTTGGCGACGGCGAGGGACATCTGCGTGTCGTCGGTGACGATGCCGTTCCGGGCGGTGTTGAGGCCGACCATGTCACGGAAGGGGCTGCCGAACTTGGCGAGCATCTTGCTGGTGACGAACTCGGTGGGGCGGCCGAGGGCGTCGCCGTAGGCGAGCCCGTAGGTGACGCCGAGCATGCGGTCCATGGGGATGTTCATGTGGGCTCTCCTTCGTCGTTGTATGCCATAACCCTACAGCTACTTGACCAGCTTGTCAAGCTTGCGGCGCAGGAGGGCAGCGACACCCTCCGCATCCACCATCCGGCCGCCCCGGGAGCCCGCCGGAGACGCGGCCGACAGCAGCTTCCCCGAGACGATCAGTTCGTGCACGTACTGCCGCGAACAGCCCAGCACGGTCGCGGCCAGCGACTGCGGCATCTCCCGCGTCGGGAAGCCCCCGGCGGCGAACAGCAGCACGCCCAGCGGCGTCTGCCAGAACGCGGCGGTGCGCATGTCGCCCGGGTCGACGATGGCGCGCACCTGCACCAGCGTGGCCGGGTCGCGGTCCCACAGCCCGACCTGGATCTTCTCCGCGATCAGCGGGTACATCGCGTCGCCGACCGGGTCGTCCCCGCCGTGGTCGTGGAACGCGACGTTGTGCCGGGTGTCGAGCAGCGCCATCCGGTCGATCAGGTCCTGCTGGACGTCCTTGGCGGTCATGGTCTTTCCTCCTCGATGCAGAAGGAGCCCCGGCCGTCCGGCCGGGGCTCCCGTGGGTGGGGTCAGGCGGCCCGCAGCAGGCGGCCGAGCAGTACGTGCAGGCGGGGCACGACGTAGGTGTAGACCGACTTCTCGTCCACCCGGGCCTCGCCGACGCCCAGCGGCATGCCGTCGTTGTCGGTGAGCAGGTCGGTGGTGGTGGTGAAGGTGCCCTTGGTGGCGAGGACGTGGTTTCCGTCGATGTCCGCGATCTTGATGACGTGGGCGGCGTCGGCCGAGTCGCAGTAGATGGCCATCGTGGGCTCGCCGTCCAGGATTACCAGGTAGCGGGCCGAGGTGCCGTAGGTGGCGTCGTACTTGATCTCGTCGTTCGAGTGGCCGAGCTTCATTTGGTGCCTCCTTGGTCTGTTAACCTTGTAGACCTATAGTAGACACCGCTTGACACTCTTGTCAACCCTTCTTTTTGGCCACCTCGCCGAGCTTCTGCCCCACCTTCGGCACCGGCCGCAACCCACGCAGGAACCGCCGAGCCTCAGCAGCCGTAAGCCCTGGCCCGGCCGCCTTCGGCTCCGGCACTTCCTCCCACACGACGTCACCGTAATGGTCGTCGAGGTGCTGCTGCGCGGGATCGATGATTTCGTTCTCAGCCATTACATGTCTCCCACGATGCGAACCCGCATAACCACGTGACCACCGGTCGTCTTGCTGACGTCGATCACCTTGAACTTTGTTCCGGCAGCCAGCAGCATCTCGTTCTCGCTGTTCTTGTACTGCGAGATGCCGTTCACGAACACCGCAGGAGTGCCCTTCGGGGCCTCGATGATGAGCTGCAACGGCTGGCCCGAGAAGTGCCCGCCCGAACCGGCCACCGAGGACGACGTGAAGCCCTTGTCCTCGAAAGTCTTGCCCTTCCAGTCCATCGCCGTGCTGGCGTTGAACGGAAGCCCGGAGAAGCCCGTACCGCGCTTGAGCAGCGTGTGCTCGCGCAGCGGCATCATGGCCGACTGGATGTCGATGGCGTACTGCTTGACCACCGAGTCGTAGCCGGTCTTGCCGCGCAGCCAGTTGTTGATGCCCGTGTACGCCGAGTGGCCGTTGCCGGTGTAGGCGGTCATCGCCTTCTTCTGCGCCGACGTCCAGACGATGCCCTGGGCCTTCTTGTAGGCGTCCTGCTCGGCCTGCGCCTCGGCCGAGGTGTGCGCCTTGAACGCCGACGTAGGGATCGACTCGTCGTGCGGGCCGGGACCGGCGAGCGGCTGGACCTTCTCGCCCGGCTTCAGCTCAACGCCCGGCGGCAGCTCCACCTCGCCGGTGAGCTGCTTGACCTTCTTCGCGTTCGGCGTCGAGTGGGTCTCCGCGTACGCCTTGCCCTCGGCGGTGCCCAGCCAGTCGGTGATCTTCTTGTGCAGCATCCCCGAGTTGGCGACGCCGAGGTTCTTCGCGTGGGTCTCGTCGATCGTCTTGAGCACCTGGTCGACGGACATGCCGCCCGGGAGGTTCTTGCCGTGGGCGGCGGCCAGCACGACCAGGTTGTCGAAGATGTCCGAGGCAGGGTCGGCGAGGTACTTGCCGGACGGCATGCCCTTGAAGTCGGCGGTGAGCTGCTTCTTGACGTCGGCGGGGATGCCCGCGATGGAGGAGTCCGCGCCGCCGAGCGTGACCGGCTCCAGCTTCTTCGCGCCGGGCGTCGGCTTCGCGGCGTCGGCGGCAGCCTTCTCGGCCTTCTTCTCGGCGGCGGACTGGTGGACGACGCCGAGCTTCGGGCCGACCTTCGCGACCAGGTAGCTCTTGGCCTTGGCGTGCTTGCCGTAGTTGGGGCCGCCGTACCCGGCGGTCTTGTAGAAGGCGGACTCGGCGGCGGCGGCCTTGAGCGCGGGGGAGTCAATCTTGGGCAGGGCGCGCTTCTTCAGCCCGACGTCCGTGCGGATCTTGTCGAGCTTGGCCTGCGCGGTCTTGTAGAGCTGGTTGTAGTCCTGCTCGGCCTGCATCCGCTCCTTCGCGGCGAGCAGCCACGCCTCCTTCTCCGGCCCGTTGATCTTGAAGCCGGTCTCGGGGCTGAAGGGGACGTTCAGCTCGGCGGTGTGCTCGCGAGCATGCGCGAGGGCGAGCTTCTTGACGGCGGTCTGAAGGTTGCCGAGATCCTGCGTGAACCCGGCATACTCCGGGTGGGCCTTCATCTCGGACTTCTGGCTGTACGTCTTCAGGCCGTACACGGTGGCCTTGGACGCCTGCTTGGCCCAGTTATTGCCGAACGCGTCGGCGATGGTGGCCTCGTCGTAGTCCGAGAGGACGGTGGGCATCGGGACGAACGGGGTGGACTGGACCTTCTCGGCGGCGGCGTCGAACTCCTTGCGGGCCGCAGTGAGCTTGTCGTGTTGCTCCTTGGCGACCAAGTCGAGGTACGCGTGATCCTTTTTGATCTTCTCGGCGTGGGCCTTGATCGCGGCGATCTGCGGCGCGTTGAAGTGCCCGACGCCCGCGTCGTGCTCGCTGAGCGCCTTGTAGTGGTACTGGTTGAGGTGCGCCTGAAGCTTCTTCTTGTTTTCGGCGGTGGCGGCGAACTGCGCGGCGATCTGTTCGACCGCCTTCAGCTTCGCGGCGACTTCGGGGTGCTCCAGGGTGGCCTGCGAGTACTTGGCCGCGCTCAGCCCGGCCAAGTCCTTGCCGACGGTGTGGGCTTCCTTCAGCTCCGCCATGGTCAGGTTGACCTTGGGGGTGACGGCCTCCGACCCCAGCAGCTCGCCGATCTTCGAGTCGAGTTGCGCCGGGCTCATCTCGTCCGGCTTCGGCGTCTTGGCGTCCTTCAGGGCGTCCTTGAGCTTGTCGGTGGCGTCGAGGACGCTCATCTGGAGCTTGGCGATGTGCTCCGGCTCGGTGTTGACCGGGTGCGCGAGCAGATACTTCTTGTACTCGCCGAGGGACGCCTTCTGGATCGCGGTGAGGTTGCTGCCCTTCTCCAGCATGGTGATCTTGTTGTAGGCGTTCTTCTTCGCCTGCCCGACGAACTGCGTCTTCTTCAGCTCGGTCGCGGCGTCCATGACCTCCTGGGCGGCCTGCTGCACGGCCGGGTCCTTGAGCGCGTCCAGCGGCTCGCCCTTGGTGAAGCTGGTCAGCAGATCCTTGGCGTACTGCTTCGCGGCGATGTCATGGGCGACGACGTCCGGCTGGTCGGCGGTCTCCAGGTTGGCGAGATCCTTGGCGACCTTGGCGTGCGCGGCGACCGGCTGGTCCTGGATGGCCTTCTTCGCCTGCGCGTCAGTGACGGCGTGGTCGTTGAGGTGGGTGTGGAAGTTGACGTCGGCGGGCGCGGCAGGCTTGGGCGCGCCGCCCGCGCCCTTGAAGTCCTGAATGAGCTTCTTGGCGGCAGTGATCTTCTTGGGGTCCAGGAACTTCGTCTGGCCCTTCTCCAGCTCCTGGATGATCTTGCCCTGGGTGGCCTCGGGCAAGCTCTGGAACTCGGCGGGCGTCAGCTTCGAGTAGGCGGCGAGGTGGTTCGTCGACAGGCCGGAGCCGGGCACCTGGTGGTTGGCGATGGCGGCGGCGTGCTGGACGTGCTTGGGCAGCTCATCCGTCTTCGGGGCCGACTCCGCAGCGTTTTCGATCTTGGTCGCGGCAGGATTCCCCGTGGCCGGGCTCAGGTGCACCCCACCCGACTTCGTCAAGAACTGAAGCTTCTTGCCGTCCTTGTCGGTGACATACCAGGCCCCCTTGCCCTCGGTGATCAGGTAGTGCTGGTGGTCGCCCTTACCGGGCAGGCCGACGTCAGCGAAGTGCTTCTCGTAGTAAGTGCCCTTCGCGAACGTGATGTCCAGGGAGCCGTGCGTCTTGAGCAGCTTTTGGGTGCCGAGCGGCGACGCCGTGTTCGGCAGACCGCCGAGCTTCGGCTTCGCGGGGGCCTGCGGCTCGGCAGCCTTGGCCTCCTTCGCGGCCGTCGCGACCTCGTTGTTCGTCTTCTTGAGGATCGTCGAGTTGGTGGAGATCGCGCCGGGCTTGTGGTTGTCGACGACGTCCTGCACGACCTTCGGAAGGCCGGTCTTGCCCTCCTTGATGTGCTCGGCGATCTGGTTGTAGTAGACGTCCACGCCGGGGATGTCGGCCTGCTTCTGCGCGTACGCCTTCTTCTGCGCGGCGCTGGCCAGCTTGCCGACGATGGCACCGAACGCGGGGTGGTCCTCGATCTTTCCGGTGCTCTTCTTCATGACGTCGACCTTCTTGGCGACGTCATGCACAGTGGTGACGGTCTGCGGGCCGTGGATGGCCTCGGTGACGTTCTTGATGACGTTGGCCTGCTGGAGGCTGCCCGGCCCGGCGGTGGGCTCCTCGGCGACCTTCGGGCCGGGCATCGGCGAGGTGGGCGCGCCGGACAGTTCGGCGAGCTTGGCCTTCGCTGCTTCCTGGTGCGACTTGTGCGGACTGGACTCGGCCTGCTTCGTCAGGTGCTTCTTGACCGTCGCCTGCTCACCCGGCGTCAGCTTCTCGAACTCGGCCTTGGTCAGGCTCTTGGAGAGGTCGTAGGTGAGACCTTCCTTGACGCTGTTCGTCTTTCCGAGGCTGGTCGCATTGTGCAGGGCTACCGCTGTCGCCATGGTCGGCGTGTACTTGTTTGCCGCCTTCTTGGTGAAGTCGGCGTGCATCTCCGTGCCAGGCTCGGCGCTGTTGAGCATGGCGGCGGCGATCTTGTGGCGGTCCTGCGGGTTGTGCTTCCAGGCGCTCGCTACCGCTTCGGTGATCTTCTTGTGGTCGGCTGGCTTGAGGTTCTTCCAGTCGTCGGCGGTCATCGCAGCCCAGACGGGGATCTGGTGCTGGACGGCTGCCGAAGTGACGGCGTTGTGCACTGCCCAGTTCGCGGCGTTGCTGTACGAGTCGTCGTAGACGTGCGGTGCGGGAGGCAGCGCGGACTTCTGCTCCGGCTTCACGCCTGCGGCAGGGAGCTTGTCCAGCAGCTCGGTGGCTTTCTTCTGCTGCGGTCCGAAACCCTCGGTCTGGATCTTCGCCAGCTCGCCCCGGATGATCGACTTCTCGTCGGAGGACAGGGCGTTCCACTGCTCCGGCGTGATCTTCGCGGCCTTGTCGAGCTTGTACTGCGGGGTGACCTTCTCCTGCGCGATGACCGCCGCGATGCCCTTCGAGGCAACCGTCGGCTTCTTGCCCTTCGCGCCCTTCTCGCTGGTCGCGTCGGTGGCCTTGATCTGCTTGACGGCCTGCCCGAGGGTCACTTTCCCCGGGTGCTGGGCGTGTACCCCGGCGGCGTCGGAGACGGCCTGACCGGCGTGGTGGGCCTCGCCGGTGGCGGCGTTGGCGGTCTGCCCGGCGTGCGGGTGCGGCTTCGCGACGATCGGGGTGAGCAGCTTCTTCGGGATCGGCTTCCCGGCGTCCTTGAGCGCCTGGATCTTCTTCAGCCGGGCGGCGTTGGCCTTCTCGACGCGGGCGGACTCCAGCGCGTGGTAGGCGTTCGGGGCGACCTTGAACAGGTTGCCCTTCCAGCCCTTGCAGGGGCCGGGGTGCAGCGGGTTCAGGCAGGCGGTCAGCGAGCAGGTCTCGTGGGCGTCGTCGTCCTGGTAGACCCATGCGGCGCAGGCGGCCAGCACGGTAGCGGGACTGCCGAGGTCGTCGCCCGCAGCCACACCGATCGAGGCGACGATGGCCTGGATGTGGGGGGCGGCGGCGGGCCAGTACTGGACCTTCGGGGACGGGAAAGACTCGTCGACCGGATCGTTGAACTCGATCTCGGCGGACTCGATCCACTTGCCACCACCGACGGAGACGAGCCCGCTCAGCTTCATGCCCGCATCCTACCGATCGTTTTCGATCATGGACCTGCGGAGCGCCGCCTTCTCCCGCGCCCGTTTGATCCGGCGAGCCTTCCGCTCCGGGATCCGCAGACCCCAGACGCAGCCGCCGTTCGGCAGCTTGATCCGGTGCTCGATGTAGAAGCCCTTGCCGAGCATCGTGTCTAGAGCGCGTCCCATCGGCCCTCCCGGATCGCCCGGCGGCCCTCGTTGCGCTCCCGCTGGTTGGTAGCCCGCTTGCCCTTCTTGGCGTTCCCAGAACGCCGGTAGCGGGTATACATCCGCCTCCAGCCAGTGTGGACGTCCTGCTCTTCCCCGGTGACGATGCGGCGGCGCAGCATACGCTCAGGCTACGCGGAGTTGGCCTGCTTGATGACCTTGTTCTCGCGGGCCTCGCGCTGCTTCCGGGCGGCTGCCGCCTTGGCCTTGCGGTACGCGGTCCGCTGCTTCGGGGTCATGCCCTTCAGCTTCTTCTGCTCGGCGGCCTGCCGCTTCCGGCGTTCGACGATCGCGTCAGCGCGCTTCTTCAGCGTCTCCCGCTTCTTCTGGTTGCGCTTGTCGATCGAGTCCTGCTGGCGGGTGTCCTGCTCCCCGGCACGCTTCGCCTTGTCGTCTGCACGTGCAGCGTCCTGGAGCGTCTTCACGTGCGGCTGGAGCGCCTTCCGGTAGTCGGCGACCGCCTTACGCGCCAGCGCTGCCAGCTTCGGGTTGCGGACCGCGTTGGCCTGCGCGATCTGCCCGGCCCTGGTGATGGCGTTGGTCAGCCCCTGCACGGCGATCTTCGCGACCGTGGCCGGGTTCTTCTTCGTCTCCTCGGTGACACCCGGCTCGGTCTGGCCCCGGTGCTGGCCCTTGCACAGGCCCGGCTTGTGGGTCTGCTGGCAGAACTGGCCCTCGGTGCACACGAACTGCATCAGGGTCATCGAGCGCGGGAATCCGGCGGCGGCCAGGCCGTCCTTGTAGCCCCGGTTGCCCATGTCGGTCGGTTCTCCGGCGACTTCCAGCAGCATCGTGCAGCGGCAGTTGATGACCTCCTGCGGCGGCCCGGCCGGGTCGTGCGGGTACATCATCTGGAACGCGCCGACCTGGAACGGCTGCCCCCAGGGGACAACCTGCCCGTCGGCGACCTTGTGGTCCGGGCGGGTGCGGTGGTCCTCGGTGGCGAGCCAGCGCTTCACCCACACCGTGTCGGGGTCGGCCTCGACGACCATGGCGAACGCGTCGTAGAGGCCGCCGTTGTACGCGCCGACGACCTCCGTGCGGGCGACGGTGCGGGCGCGGCCCTTCCACGTCTGGATGTCGGTGGAGTCGAACAGCTCCTGGACCTGCTTGGTGACGTCGGGGATGCTGGCCCCGTTGGTGGTGCCGGAGTCGATGACGTGCTGGACGAGACCGAACACCTCGTCGGGGACCTTCTGGAGCCGGTTGGCGCGTTCGGCGATCCAGTTCCGGACGAACGGCCGCGACTCGAACAGGGTGCCGTCGGCGAACAGGTTGGCGTACGGCTTGGCCAGGACTTCCCGGGCGACCTCCTCGCTGTACTTGTCGGTGAGGTCGTTCCACATGGGGGTCTTGGCGAAAACGGACAGCGGGTCGGGGATGAGGCCGAGCTTGGCGACGCCACCGGCGAACATCGCGGTGCGGACGGCAGCGAGCCATTCCAGCATCATCTCCAGGTACGCCTCGTACAGCGGGGGCTCGTACTGGGCGAAGACCTCGACGGCGGCCTGCTGCTGGGCGGCAGGGGTGGGCAGGTTCGGCTGGGTCATGGCCGCCATCCCTCGCGCTTGAAGATGTCCTCGGCGTAGACGGGGCGGTCGGGTTCACGCCACTCGGTTCGCCTGCGCTGCTGGATGACCTTAAGCAGGTCAGCGGTGGTCGGCTTCTTCTCCACGACGTTTTCGATCATGGCGCGAGGTCCCCTCGGGTCCGTTGCAGCGTCTCCCGCAGCAGCTCCGGGTCGTGCGACATTCCCCGGGTCAGCAGCTCGGTGCAGTAGCCGCCCAGCAGCTCTTCGAGCCTGTCGGCGTCCACGCCCAGCCCGGGGGCCTGCTCCCGCACGTGCACCCACGCGCCCGCCAGGAGCGCCGGTACGCGATTCTCGGTCGGGACCTTCCGGGTGTGCAGCTCATGCTTCGGAACGGCGTAGGCGGCCCGCTGAGGGCCGGGAACGAGCCTTCCACCGGCCAGCTCCAGGGCGCGGCGAACAGCCCCGTCGGCGGCGTAGAACAGGGCCGTGTCGGCGTTGCTGGCGGACGCGGCGAGCTGGCTGAGCTTCTGACCGCCCTTGGCCTTCGCGGGAGCGCCACCGGACTCGGCTTCGGCAACCGTGGGCAGGCCCGGCAGGGGCCGGTTCCCGGCGTCGGCCGGTTCGGTCCCGGCTTCGTCGTAGCCGGGGTCACCCGGGTTGAGCATGTCGCCGCCTTCGGGCTGCGGCGGGGCGGGCGGCGCGGGCATGGAGATCTTCGGCAGCTTGAGGATCTTCTGCACCTCGGGGTCGCCCGCGTAGGCGGGCTGGGCGAGCACGAGGGCTTTGACCAGCTTGTAGACCTTCTCCTCGTCGGAGGGGGCGTCGTCGTCGGAGAACGCGGCGTTGTCGCGGGCGGCCTTGTCGCTGATCAGTTCCTTGTCGGAGAACTGCATGGCCTGGTCGGAGCGGTTGGGTCGGACGGTGAGGGCGGCGATGTCGAACCAGAGGGTTTTCTTCTCGGGGTTCTTGACGCCTGCGGCCTTGAGGGCGGGTTGGTAGTAGCCGACGTTGAGGGCGTCGGCGAGCTGGATGAGCAGCGGCTCAATGTGGATCTTGATCGAGGATTCCTCGATCTGCCACCCCGACCAGTGGTTCGTGCCGCCCATGCCGGTCAGCACCTCGGGCGGGATGTCCAGCGACATCGCCATCCGCCGCACGGCCGCCTCACGCATCGCCGTGATGTGCTCGGAGATCTGCGAGTCGAACGTCAGATGCTTGATCTTGTCCAGGGCCTCAGTGCTTGCCTGAAGCATGATCGGGACGATGGCGGCGGCGTTGTCGCGCTGCTGCAACGACGTGGCCATGGTGCGGGTGAGCACGGCCGTCAGCCCCTCGATGCCGGTCGGGTCGTCCGGCTGGCGCGGGAAGTCGATGTTGTCGGGCAGCAGCAGCATGCCCGCGCCAGCCAGACGCGAGTCCAGTTCGGCGAAGACCCGCTTAGTGCACTGCTCCAGTTCGCGCAGCACCGGAAGAATGGCGCGGGTGGTGGAGTCGGCGGCGTCATGACGGCGCGGGTGCGGGTTCCAGCAGCGGATCAGCAGATCCTTCTGCGGGTTCAGCTTGTAGGTACCACCGCCGTGGGTAATCGAGCGGCGGACCATGATGTCGTCGCCGCGCCGGAACACTTCCGAGCTGGAACACACGTACCACTTGTCGGTGTCGGCGGTACCGTCCGCGCCGGTGTTCTGGTAGCCCTCGGCGACGATGAACACGTCCCCGGCGACCATCATGTTCACGCCCATCAGGCGCTGCGCCTGCGCCTTCGCGGCCGGGGTGCCGAACATCGTCTCGGCGATGAGCTTGGCCTGCGCGTCGTCGGTCTCGTCGCCTACGGTGCCGTCATCAGCGACGTCGGCGGCGTACAGGCGGCATCGGGAGACGGCGTTGCCGATCCAGTTGACAACGAAGCGCAGCTCACCGCAGATGTCGTAGTGCCTCCATGATTCCCACTGCCAGCGGTGATCACCAAGCTTGAACATCTGCCAGGAGGTGGCGTCTCCGAGGTTGATCGGAACAGCGGCGGCGGTGAGGGCCGCCGGGCGTGTGCCGGGGCCGTCGATCCCTCCGGCAGGGACCGTCTTGCGCTTCAGCAGCCCCACTCCGTCTATCCCTTCACGCGGCCGAGAGCACCAGCGGCACCCGAGAGCGCCAGGACGAGGGCGGGCACGAACAGCCACCAGTGATGGCCGTAAGCGTAGATGATCGGAGCGGCGGGGATAGCCAACCAGATCGACACGCACCAGGGGCAGGTAACCAGGTAGGCGATCATTTCGTGGCCGCGTTCCTCCAGGGCGTCGATCATGCGCTGCCGTGGCTTGCGGGTGATGACGTCGGAGGTGATGAGCAGGACGACTCGCGCGAAGGCGAGCAGGTAGATGGCGTACAGCATGGAAGAGCCGGGCATGACCACCATCGTAGGTGGTCAGCCCGGCTCTTCCAGGGGCGGCCGATCAGTCTTTGACAGCCCGCTTGCTGTCTTCAGACTTGGAGACGATTTCCTTCACGGCATCCTCGATGCCGTCGATGACCGTCTGATTGCATCCGCAGCCCGCAGGTGTCGGCAGTGACGTTGTCTTGGATGGCTTGGCGTACGGCGTCTTCGAACTCTTCGCGGGTCATGGCATTCTCCTCCTACAGAACCTTAATGCCGGTGATCTTGTAGGGGCGCTCCTCGATGGTGAGCGGCACGACGATTTCAGACAGGCGACGCCATGCCTGGCGGCGGGTGAGCTTGTAGAAGGTGACCGTGCCGACGCGCGAGCTCAGGGTGATGCTGTAGAGCTTGCGGCCGTTCCACTTACGCCCGGCCTGGACGGTGTCAACCGTGATCACGCCTTCGCCTCTTCCTGCTCGATACGGGCTGCGTGGGCGATGTCGCAGGCGGCCTCGTACATGCAGTTGCTCAGCCACTGCATGAATTCCAGCGGGGGCATCTCCTGCTCGATGCGCTCCCGGATGTTGCCGATGATCTCCTCGGCCTTGTCTAGCTTCAACGCCTGGATCTTCTCGCTGTCCATGTCAGGTATCCTCCTCGGACTGTCTGCTTACAACATACAGCCCGCCTGACGGCTCTGTCAAGCGGGCTGTATGGGTCGAGGCAGGATCAGAACGGATCGTCACTCTCCGGCTCGTCGTCCACCTGAGCAGGCGTTCCCATCTCGTCGACCGCGACGTACAGCGCAGAGCCCTGCCTCTTCAGGTGGCTGGCCACGACCCGCTGCACGGCCTCGTCGTCCGCATCCGCGAACGCCCGGATCTGGGTCTTGTGGATGCCCGAGACGGGAACCTCGACAGTGCGGTAGCCGAAGTCCGGCAGCGGCGGAAGATCCATGCTGGAAACGGCCTGCACGGCATACTGGTAGTTCCAGCCCTGCTCGGCGACACCCTCCATCAGCATCGCACGGATGCCCACCTTCAGACCGTCCAGGCCGGGCACCGGGTCGGTGGACTCGGTGGGATCTTCGGGACCGGCGTAGAAGTGGACGTCGTGGACGGTGACGGGGTCGTCGACGAACGCAACGTCGTAGACGCTGTCGTTGCTGTGGTCAGCGGTGATCTTGCCCGCCTTGGTGATCCGCTTGACCTGCGCCAGGAACCGCTCGGCGGCCTCGGCTCGGCTGCTGGCCTTGCAGCGCCAGCCGTAGAAGCCGGTCAGCGGGACGTTCATGCGGTACTCGGAGTAGCCGGTGATCTGCTCGGCACCGAGCTTGCGGAGCCAGCTGTTGGCCCAGTCCCGGTCGACGCCGCCGTGCTTGACCGCGCCGTCGGCCCAGCCGGTGATCTTCGTACGCAGCTCCTCGGCGATCACGGCCTCGGTGTAGGCGTCCTTGTCGCTGCTGTCGATGTCCGTCATGTTTCCTCCTCCAGTAGATCTGTCTGCCCACAGCATACACATCCTTGACGTGCCGCGCAAGCGCCGGGGGTCAGGGGTCGAACCTGCATCTCGCGGTTTAAATCCCGCCGCTCTGCCGATTGAGCTACCCCGGCATGGTTCCCCTACGGGGAGGTTCGCTACCGGCCCGGCTTCAAGCCCGTGATCTTCACCGGGGCCTCCTCACTCCCGCGTTGGTGCTGCGGTTCGACCGTAGGGGCCAGTCATATCCCCCAGGGGCGTGAACCCAGGGCGCTGGGAGATTCTTTTGTGTGCATCATCCCTCTTAACCCCGGATGCGTGGGGCGTGCACCTTGAGTTGATCGGACCAGTCGTGGGCGCACCTCGGACTGCTCGTGCCCCATGGTGGACTCGAACCACCTCGCGCCACCCGGTTCTCGGGCCGCTTTGCCAGGCGACGGCGCGCGGGGCGAGCGCTCGATCCACTTACCGTCTGGGGCCTTTGTTCTGTTTTGCTCGCATCCTGCGGGGTGTTTCCCCGGGAATCCTGGCACTCGTACTCGCCGGTAACTACTCGTGGAGCCCTTCACCTCGCGTCCCGTCCCGCCGATGCCCGGCCCCGAGCGAGCGGCCATGGGCCGATCGGACGGCCGCCGGGGATGGCGGGTCAGCCGTGTCGATCCGCTTCCACGGCAGGGCCTCGGCCGGAATCCGGCCGTCCCTGATCCTCCGGCTGATCCTCCCGGACAGCTTCCGCATCAGACCCTCCTTCGATCGAACCGACCATCGCAAGATCAAAATCGATCCGCTTGAACATCGAGATAAGGCTGGCCAGCGACGGGACAACCGCTCCGGTCTCGTATTCGCTGTACCGGCCCTGGTAGGTGCCCAGCAACTCGGCCATCTTCGCCTGCGTCAACCCGAGCATCGCCCGCAGGTCGCGCAGCGCCTCCCCGATCTTGTCCGGGTCGGTCAGGCGGATCATCGCATCGCCTTGCGGCGCTTCGGCCGGTGGCTGAGGTCGACGGTGATGTACGGGTGCTGGGTGGCATCGCACGGGGCGAAGCAGGCCATGCACGAGGAACCGGTCCACGTGTCGGGGATGAACCGGTGGGGCTGCATCGTCCCGGCGAGGGAGCCGACGACGACCAGCGTCTTGGGGGCGATCTTCACGTACCGGGCGGCCACCTACCGGCCCTCCTGCCGCTTGAGCGCGTCGGTGATGAGCTTGAGTACGGCGTTGGGCTTGCCCTTGGCCTTGGGGGGCTGGCCGCCGCGTAGGCGGATCTTCTTGGCGACGGTGGGCTGCCTCTTGGCGGGCTTCTCGGCCGACCGGGCGGCGGCGTCGGCGGCGAGCTTCTGAACGTTCTTGGGCTGCCTCTTCTCGCCCATGGGGTCCTCCTTCAGGGGTTTTACGCGTGGTAGGTCGCCAGTAGACAGCGCCGCGCCGTGGCCACGGGGGCACTCCTCGGGGTCTACTGGCGACCCGCCGACCAGTGGTTTCCGGGCGAGGTGTCGCACCTGCTCCGTACTTCTGGCCGACAGCACCAGCTCGGATCATGAGTCGGCGTCGTGGCCCGCCTTCTGAGGGCGAGTGCGCCTTCCTACCTTGCTGGTGCATCCGCTGCCGCCCCGGGAGTCGAACCCGGACGCTCCGGAGTTTGCACCCCCGGAAGCTCTACCTGTTGAGGCTTATGCGGCAATCCTTGCTGGTCTAGCAGTTGGGGGCGTACGCGGTGATCTGGAACGACGACATGCGGCTGCCCCAGTCGGAGCCCTGGGAGGTGGCGTACTGGCCGGAGGAGAGGGTGCGGGTCCAGGGGCTGTAGCCGCAGGTGCCGCTGTCGTAGATGTTGATGGCCACGGTGGTGTGGTTGTACCAGGAGTCGGCCTGGTTGCTGGCGAGGGTACCGAGGCGGATGCCGTGGCGGGTACCGGCGTCGATGGTGCTCTTGTTGTACGTGTAGCGGGTGCCGGTGTAGTTCTGACCGGTCCACCAGCAGAAGTTGCCGACGGCGCAGTCGGTGATGGCGGCTTGGGCGGGCTGGGCGGCGATGAGCAGGCCGAGCGAGGCGGCGAGCATGAGCAGCGCGGCCGTGAACTTGGTACGCATGGTTCCTCCTTGTCCGGGCGGAGCTTGCGTGGCGACGGGTGGACTTGAACCACCGGAGTCCTTACGGCCTGATCGCTGCGTGACCGGGCGATCTATCCCGGCCGCACAGGCGGGGCCTGCGGGACCACTCCTCCCCCTTCGCTACGCCTGATCAGGGCGTGGGCCGCCGTTAGCCGTGCGCACGGCGCGGTCCGGCCGGGGGTGCTCTACCTGCTGAGCTACGTCGCCTTGACCGGGAGTCCCGTGGCGGCGGGACTCCCGGGGCCCGTTGTGGTGGGCCAGACCTTTGGGAAGCGCCATCCCCGTCCCGTACGTCGTGCCGGGCTTGTACCCGGTCCCCTCACGTACGAACACGGTGGTCACTTCGTGACCCTGGACGGATTTGAACCGCCGACCTCCTGCCGTGAGGCAGGTGCTCTATCCGGCCCGCTCGCCAGCTTGCTGGCAATAGGCGCTACTGAGCTACAGGGTCCCTCGGGTGCTCATTCCGAGGGCGTCGGTTGCCGCCAGGCTGAGCAGTCGACACAGCCATCACCGGCGGACGACACCTGGCGTTCCTCTGCGAGGGGAAGCCGGGCGTCGAACCCGGGCCAGGGCTTTCGGCCCTGCGCTCCCTGCCTTCCCCCGGGTGATCAGCCTTCCGGCTTCTCGCCCTCCTCCTGCGGGTTGTCCTCGCCGGTCTCCTCGGCCTGCTCGCCTTCGGTGGGCTCTCCGTCGGTGGACTCGGCCGGGGCGGCGGGCGGGTAGATCGCCTCCACGACCCGGTCCATCTCGGCGATGATCGCCTCACGGAGCGGGAACAGGGCGACCGTGCCGTCCGGCATGTTGATCGGGAAGAAGTAGTTGGGATCACCAGCGACGTAGCTGATATCGCCGACTCCTGTGATGCGGTAAAGCTTCAGGCTGTGCATGGTTGCCTCCTCCAGTGAAATGTCTGTCGAGGGGAGAGCAGGGATCGAACCTGCGTCCACCGAGGCTTGCTGCTCACGGATGCTTCCGGCTGCATTGCCGGAGCACAGCTTGCGGCCTCTGCTCTGCCGACTGAGCTATCTCCCCA